TATTTACGGTGTAGGTACAGCAGTATCGCCAGACTTAAATCTTGCAATTGAAAAGGCAAAGATGATTGCCAAAGCTGAACTTGCAGATATTGTTATGGGTAAAATGAACAAGGATAGTAAACAGTATGTTACTGAACTTGGTAAAGCAAACACCAAAACAGTTGTAAGTGAAGTAGAATCTACAATTGTAAATCAAATCAAAAATACACCTGTAAGAGGTTATGAAATCTTTGCTCAGGATGTAACTTTGACAACTAAAAAATATTATAGAGCTTGGATTGGTTTGAGATTGCCATTAGGCGAATATAATAAAATGTATAACTTCACTATCGACCAGGCTGTTGACGCATACAATTTGAGGTCAAAAGCGGAAGATAAGTGGGAAGACTTAACGAAAGATAATGACAATGGAAATACAGATATACAGTAAACCTAATTGTATCTATTGTGATAAATCTAAGGCCTTGGTAAAAGGCCTTGGAATGACCTACGAAGAAAAAGTATTTGGTAAAGATTTTAAAACACCAGAAGAACTTTATGAAGCTGTAGGTAAACAAGTAAGAACTATGCCTCAAATTAAAATTGATGGCGAACTTATTGGTGGTTACAATCAATTAGTAGAGTATTTGCACGATAAAGGATTAGTAACATTTGACGGGAAGATTGTCTAGTGAATGAAGATGGTAAGATTATACTTTTTCCTAAAGACCGTATTGTTAAGAAGAACAACACAGGTCCTAAAGATGAAAAGTTTTCAAAAAAGGTTGAGAAACAACAAACAATACAATTTGTTGAATCTGCCGTTGACGACATTGCATTAGACCTTTTAAAAAAATGTGTTGATTTGGCTATGAAAACAAATACTTTAGAATTTACTAAAGACTTCTCTTATGTAGTTGATGCAATGAGAAGTATGATAAAAAGAGATTTTGGTTTGAATCATGTCGTACAAAAAGTGGTTGACAATACGGTTCAAATCGACACTTCACCAAAAGGTGAACAAATTGCTAGAATAGATTATAGTAAAATCTATGACACAAAGTCTAAATCTGTAAAAAAGATTAGTGAGATTACAGACGAAGCAGACGAAGCAGACGGTGGTATCGAGTTTATTCCAGACTTTGATTTAGACCCACCAGATAATGACAACTGAATTCCAATGGAATCGCCTCGACAGGTTGTAAAATAGTTATAAGAAAGGACGGTAACAAATGTTATCAAATATAATGTCTATATTTAAATCTAATAAAGGAGAAACTGACATGGCTAAAACTAAACTTTCAAAAACTGAAAAGGTAAGAAACCTTTTTTCAACAGGTCAATCTGTTACTTGGAAAACTCTAAGAAACAAATTTGACTTAACTTCACCAGCATCAATGGTTGGTAAGTTGAGAAACGAAGGTATGATGATTTATGAAAATAGAACATCTGCTGGAGTAGCATATAGAGTAGGTACACCATCAAAAGCTGTAATCGCAGCTGGTCAAGCCTCTTTATTTGGTTCACAAGGTTACGCTAACGCCTAACCATTATTTGGTGGCGGAGAAATCCGCCACCATTTCTAAATATTTTTAAATGTATATGACAGAATTCAAAAACGGTATCTTTAAACTTCTTAAAAGACTTGGTACAACAAGTTTAGGTAGAGCTATCGTTTATACTATTGGCCATATAATTATTGCAATGACAAGTAATAGATTAATTACAGGTGCAGATTGGTCACTAGCAGGTATTGACGCAGTAGTAGAACCTATCATAAATGGTGGTTGGTACTATTTGTTAGACAGATTATGGAGTAGAAATGCCAAAGTTTTATAAAGTATCACCAAAGTGGAAAAAGTCCATTTTTGAATATTCAAAATTTGAAAACGAAGATAATACTGTATCATTTAATACAGAAGAAATGTACCGTTGGGGGCATTGTATTGTTAAAGTAGAAGATGGAGAAGAATTGGCCGATATTATTGGTAATCCTATCGACAGTAGAAATGAATTTGAATTTGAACATACAATGGTAGAAGACCAAGAGGTTGATGACCAATGTTCTTTTTATTTTCAGAATTGTAGAGGTGTTACTGAAGAAGAACTTGACGAAAAATGGGAAGAAGATGGCCACGATTATCTTATGGATACATATGGCGAACCAGTAGATTTTTGGACTATTTACCAAGGCGAACTAGATATTGAAGATGTTACATCACAATACATTGTGGTCAATTAATGACAAGACAAGAAGAATTAAATTACAGAATGGTAAGAACATTGGCAGAAGCAAATAAAAATAACCCAATGAAAAGAAAAGTTGATACATACGAGTATGAAAGTTTAGAAACTTGTATCAAATCAGACCAGGTACCAGCTAACCATATAGCAGAAATATTTACGGATAAAGAATACTACAAATGGTATGCAAAAAGGAATTTTAAATAATGTATTTTCCAGTTACTCAAACATTTGATTTTTTCAAAGACCCTCATAGAATAATTAAATTTGCAAACTCACTTGAATATAAAGATGAAGACAATCATTATCCTGGTAGAAGGAGTGCGAACATACACGAAGTAAATTATCCTTTGTTTGAAAATATTAATCAAAAAATATTATCTCTTTTTTATCCTAAAAAACTTGCAAAATACAGTTATAATGCTGTTGCTAATTTTCAAAAAATTAATTATGACGAAGCTAAGTTTATGGGCAAAACAGGATGGATACATGATGATGGTGCTGATACTTTAACCGCTATTATATATCTTACGCCTGAAAAATCAACACAAGGCACATCAATTTATACATCTAAACAACCAATGAATAATTATGAAAATCCAAAAATAAAATACGAGTATAACCGGGGGTTGCCAGTTGATGAAAATGAGTATAAAATTGCTTTAAATAATCATAATAATCAGTTTAGAAAGGTGAGTCAATTTTATTCAGAATTTAATAGTATGATTTGTTTTGATTCTAATTTATTTCATGGAGCTGATTTTGATTTGGAACCCGGAGAAGAAAGATTGACATATATAGTTTTCTTTAACAAAATTACAGCCTCTTATTTTCCTAGAGTAGAATGTGATGTGGTATTATGATATTAGTTGACTTAAACCAAGTATTGATTTCAAACTTTATGGTGCAAACGAGAGGTGCGCCAGATGTTAAACCAAATAAAGAAATGATTAGACACATGGTAGTCAATTCATTAAGAGGTTTTAATGTAAAGTTTAAGAACAAATACGGCAAAATGGTTTTATGTGCAGATGCAGGTAATCCATGGCGTAGAGATGCCTTTCCTAATTACAAATACAGCCGTAGAAAAGGTAGAGATGATTCTGCTTTTGATTGGGAAAATATATTTAATATTATAACGGAAATAAAAAATGAACTTAGAGATAACTTCCCGTATGCAGTTATGTATATTGAGAGGTGTGAAGCTGATGATATTATTGCTACTTTGGCTAAGTATTATCATCAATCTGAACCTATAATGATTGTATCAGGCGACAAAGACTTTATACAATTACAAAGATTTAACAATGTTGAACAATATGCCCCTATACAGAAAAAGTTTTTAGGTGAAGACATTGTGCCAGAAGAATTTTTAATGGAACATATTATTAAAGGTGACAGGTCAGACGGTATACCAAATATATTATCACCTGATGACTGCTTTGTAACTGGTGAAAAACAAAAACCAATTACTAAGAAAAGATTACAAGAATTTTCAAGTGGCCAAATGGACGCAGAAACAAAAACCAATTTTGAAAGAAACAAGAAGTTGGTGGACTTGATGCAGATACCAGGACTACTAGAAAATGAGATTATAAATAGTTACCGACAATATAAGTTTAATGACCGTTCTAAGTTATTAACTTATTTTATTGAAAATAAATTGAAGTCTTTAATGGAGAACATTGGTGACTTTTAACATGGAGAAATAATATGGCAGAAGCAAATCCAAACTTAATGTCAAAACAGGCAATGACTACCATGGCTTCCACTAGAGGCACAGGTAAGTTATTATTCCACGAAGTATTGACTAAAGTTAATAATGCAAAAGATAAACCTAAAAAGGTAGAAGTGTTAAAACAACACGATACACCAGGTTTAAGAAGAATCATTAAAGGTTCATTCGACCCAAATATCAAATGGGATATACCAGAAGGAACACCTCCTTACATTGCTAACGAGGCACCCGAAGGTACAGAACATAGTTTACTAGAAAATGAAAGTAGAAAATTATGGCATTTTGTAGAAGGTGCAGATAATACACTATCAAAAACTAGAAAAGAAACTATGTTTATTCAGATTTTAGAAGCTTTACACAAAAGCGAAGCTGAATTAGTCATTCAAATGAAAGATAAAGAACTTCATAGACATTACAAAGGCCTTTCAGCCGCTGTAGTTAAAGAAGCTTTTAACTGGAATGACGATTATAAGACACCCTAAACGAGAATCACTCTCATTTAGAGACCTCCAGGGGGTGGTCAAAGATGACGCACCCCCTATTTTTTTTAAAAACCATTGATTTTACACGCTTTTTTTCTTAAAAAAGTGCTTGCCTCTACCCTCATTTTAGTCTATAATATAAATATAAACGATAGAAAAGGAGAGATTATGAAATATTTGATAACTTTAGCGACTATTTTAGGTGCCTTATTTTGGTTTCTAATTAGTGGTTTTAATACGGCAATGGCTGGCGAAGATTACAACAAAGCAGTTATTGGTCATGTTATTACAAATTCTGATAAGATTGACCATTCAAAATTGATTGAACAAGAAATGCAAAAGTTGGCTTATGTGATGATGTTACAAATGGCAGACACTTTAGAAAAAACTATGCCATATATCATTGACGATATTACATCAAAACTAAGACAAGAATCTGACCAGTTATATAAGTGTAAATTATTAG